CCATGGGGGCGGTGGTGGTGGCAGTGGGTTCCTGAATGTCTCTGGTGGGAGTGGTGGAAGTGGTGTGGTCATTATCGCAATTGCCAATTCATAATTTTCTTATCAAAAAAATAATAAGAAAAATTGTTGTTTGTTCATTTCTGTAGGATGTCTTTCATCAGTTCTACAATGCTGACTTTTGCTTTTGTTTTTTTTGTCGTAGTTTTCTTTGTTGTTTTTTTTTCGGCTGCTTGCTTTTTGAGTTCTTTTTGTTTCTTTTTGAGCAGCTGTTTCTTTTGGTGCCGCACGACTTTCATCATGGCTGGATGATAAGATACATTGCCGTCGTTCTCATGGAATTCATACGGATAAAAGTGCCACATCAATTCGCTCATGAGTGCCTTGAAACGGATATGGTAATCAATAATCTTTTCCACAATCTTCTTTTTCTTGAAACATACTTCTATAGCCTGATCGACAGGGTTGATCAGGTTGGACGCATAATAAATTGGATCAATTTTGATAAGGTCAGTATGGTCCAGAACATACGATGGATCCTCAATCCTATCAGACAATTTGGGGTTTGTTTCTGGGTGTTGCACCAAAACATATTCGATCCTTGAACCAGCCTCCACGACACTCCCCCTATTTTTCATCCTTTCCGCTAATTGGGCGTGTGCCGGTTGTGATCGCAATTTGTATTCTTCTAACCAATCTGGTTTCTTCTTGTCGATTGACAGATCGGCCAATCGTTTCTTGAGTTTGACCTCGTCCGTCGGCAACTCACGGATGGAATAGTCTTTCCCAAGCGTCTTACTCACGATGAATTGCTTGAATGAAATCGACATATCATTCCTGAAAATGGTGAGGATCTCGTCATTGATATAACCCATGAGGTCTGTGTAAGATATATTATCCATGATGGACCGAACAACTTTCTCGTAGATCCCACGCACCCATCTGGCATTGTCCCTCCGTGCGAGCAGTACCCCACGGATCGTCAATTTTGAGTCCTCCTTCCCCTGATTGTCGCACGTGAGGGCCATGTACCGCTTCTTGGTCAGGATCATGAACTTTTTATAAATCTTTTCCTCAAATGCCAATTTCATCGGTGGTGGGAAAAGGTCCAAAAGTTCCTCCTCAATATTCTTGGCGTACTCCCATAACTTGGAGGCATACGAAGGTTGCGCAGGAAGAGGGAAATGACAGTATATCGAATCGGTGTCGCCATAGACAATTTTTCCGTTGTAGTGTTCCTTGACGTGGGCGGCCGCCTTCTGGATCGAATACCTCCCCATTGCGGTCGTGCACATCGCACCCGGCAAGAAAGGAAGGTACCCCTTCTTCACACCCATCGCTCCGTACATACTGTTTGCTGACACCTTATACGCCAATTGTCGTTTGTCATAAACGTTATACAGGATCTCCATCGATTTCTTTTCGTCGTCATCCACACCCTCCTTTTTCATCTTCTTGCCCACTTCCTTCATCTGCTTCTTGGTGGAAGACCTTGCCGATAAAAGGTCATTCAATAAACGAGGAATTACCCCAATCGGCTCTTTTAAGAACCGGTACCGGAACGGCTCGCAGACAACTTGTTTCGGTTTTGTCGCGTGGACTGTCGTGTCGTGTTCACACCCAATGTGGTCCCACCATTCCACAATGTGGCACAAATCATCGGACACATTTTCGTCCGTGACAAGGGTCGAGAAATCAATATTGTACGCAATAATCGTGGTTGGATACAAACTACAATTTTTTAAGCATATTGACGATGCTATAAAGTTGTGAACCTCATCAACTTCAATGTCAAAAACCTCAATGGGTTCATGTTCTATTACATCAATGACTTTCTGTGTGTAAGAAGGGATACACTCGTCATCCTGTTCAACAGCATACCCATCAAACCACTTCTGGACACCCAATTCTTCTATATATTCTTTTGTTTTTGGGAAATTTTGGAATCTTTTTCGTTTTATTTTTTCGTTTTTGATGCGTTGATAATCGTTAATATTCTTGATATTTGGATAAATACACTTCTGTATAGGTGTCTCTATAAATTCTTCAATTGCTTTATTCAAACTTGTTCGACTATTCAACCCACTATTTTTCAACTCTACTGACCTACAACATATTTTTTTATACTGTTCTTCCGTTTTTCTATACATCCGTTGATAAGACGCTACGATGCTCAGTTTACAAGATTTATTGATACAATATCTAAACCCAATTTTTTCTAAAAAATCTAAGGCATTATGAACTGATACACTCAATTGAATATCATACCGACATTTTTCTTCCTCATAGTCTTTAGGCTTAATGCTATCATCAAATTTGTATTCTATTTTATATGGGTCATTTATACTTACTTGTATACCCAATCTCAAATGTAAATCTTGTAACTGTTTGAAGACATTCATCATACTATCCACATATTTTCTAATAGTCGTCCATTTAAACCTAATATTTCCAAATATATTCAAGAAACGAATACAAGGAGCAGTGCCATCTCCACCATACAATCCCCCCAAAAATTCCCTGATAATCGACAATGGGCATTCTTCATCCAGGATAAAAGCGGGCAACTTCATTTCTTGGGTGCACCTTTTGCCGACGATAATGTCTTCTAATGAGTGAACCATTTTTGCTAGAACAGATGGTAATGCGATAGTGAAAGTTGTCCCTTTCATACTATCAGGGCGTTCTCTCTTACGGATCTTGACGTCCACACCCGACAATTTCATCATGTCCAACTTGAACGCCTCGGCGTCAATCATCGTCCCAAAACATGCTTCAACGCAAGATCTCGGGGTCCAACTCTTATTTTTGAGATTGTTGATATAAATACTTCCATCTGCCAATATGTAGCCCAAAATCCGTGCGAATGTAAGGCTCTTCTCGCGTTCCAGATCGTTTTCCATTGAAAATGTGTATCCTTCAACATCTAACTCCCACACCTTTTCCAAGGGACACACGTAGTCCTCAGTTCCTTCTACTCCACACTTGACCTTTTTCCCTTTCAAATCTTTTGCTTGGCACCATTCTCCGTTGTCGAGCATAATCTTGTGATCGGGTGTCGCGATAAGCGTCTGGCCATCCTGTAAGATGACCTTGACGGTCTCCCTGACACCTTTCACCTGTAGCCCATTGATGGAAGAGTAATTACGGAACCCGTCATCCTTATACCCCAATACCATTGTGTCTCTCTTGAGAGAATCAATGCGTTTGGAAGTGCCATTGGGGAGAGATACAAGTGTGTCCCCAGCCAGACAAAAGTCATAAGGAATTACCCAGTCATAAACGCCTGGGTCTGGTGGGAAAACATATGCCCCCGAGTAGTGGTCGGCTCCTTCGAGGAGGTGGCGGTTCTTCCCTAATGAATTGGGGGATTGGACGATAATCTTGTCGTGGGTGCACAAGTAGTACAACTGGGAAAATACCTTGATCTGTTGCCCTTGTGTGTACAGAGTCAATATGGGCACACGGCACGTCTTGGCCATTTCTGTCAGTCCAATCCACATCTGGAGCTTATCAAACAACAATAACACGAGGCGTGAATCCTGGACGCAGTATTTCCCCACACGGCTCAATAGGTTATTTTGTCCGCTCACTTTGGAAAGCCGATAACCCTCAAAAATATCCTTGGGCTTGATGGGGTCTTTTGTTTCTCCGATAAAAAATTCGGAAATTGTTTTAAGACGGTAGTTCTCGAACTTGTAATCCCGTCTCACAACGGGCAAGAGGTCAACAAACAATCTTCCTTCTGTATCCAAAAACAAGAAATTCTGGTGAGAATATGCGGAACTGGACCAGTTGATCGTCTTTTCTGGTGAATGGACGGGCATCCCCATCCAATTCTTATCCCTCGCCCCCATCTGGTCGAATTGGTCCATGATCCCCCACATTTTCGCACGGGCAATCATGTACATCATATCAAAACCAAATATATTGTAGCCAATCACGACATTTGGGTTCTCTGCTTGTAGGATCTTGGTGAACCCCAACAACAATTCCTTCTCACACGGGTACACCTTGAGTATGACATTCTTACCGACCACCGATTGGATGGGTTTCCCAAGGGTGAGCAAGTAATTCTTGAACTCTTTCTGGTCCCTTGAAAAGACCATTGACACCTGGAACACAACGTCCTCCTCTTTTTCAGCATCTGGCATGCGTGTCGGGACACTCGAATAAACCTCAATATCAAATGACAGGACATAGGGCAATGGGGATGGTTTGTCCTTATCCTCAAGTGGCGCAATCATTTTATAATTTTTCCGTATTTCCCGGTGGCAGAGTGTCTGTTTGAATGTGAGTTGGGCGGATGTGTCCTTCTTCCATCTCACCCATCCTGCCGTATCGATATGCTGTTCCGTGCAGAATTGAAGGATCGGGTTGGCCTCGTTCTCGTGGATGAATAAGGGAGCCTTTATGACACGGGCTCCCACTTGGATCCGTTTTTCCTGGAGTTTGTAGTATGTCTTTTTTCTTTGTATGTTATTGACAAATTCCATCTTGATCATGCAAAAAGAATTGGGGTCGTGGTGGAAATACAATTTCTTCGCACCACCCACAAACGTCATCTTTCCCATCCAACAACGACAACACCCTCCATTCTCACAATCTTTATGTAAATGGTCCGCATTCAACAAGCCAAGAATATTGCGAACAATCCCCGGTCGGTTGTTGCGCACGTCATTCTCAGGTATTCCGCCTATTTCAATATAGAAATAAGGCATAAAATCGCTCACATGAATACAGATATTCCTGTTCTCATCGTCAATCCCGTACATCCGGATATGGAATGCCTGTCTTGAAAAATTTTCTTCGTCTTCTGTGCTCCATGTGTAAATACAAGCTTCTTTCTTCATTCTATTATTGTGTTCTGATTTGTATTTTGTTTCTTTTCTTCTGTTTTCATTTTTGTCTTAGATTATTTCTTTTCTCCAGTTTTCTTAAAAAAAAATTTTTAAGAAAGTTTATCGTTTGTTCAATTTAAAGTATAAGTGATCCAGTTTCATTGGGGTTGAGAAAGGCAGGTGGTCGTCAAGTCCAATTTGGTTCAATGCCATCATCTCTGGGTATAATGTCAGGAAGCGTTTCCGTGCGGTATTTTTCTTCTTCTTGTCCGGGCAATACTTGATGATATGGCGCCACCAAAGACATTTTTCGGCAATCCTCATGTAGATTTCGTAAACCGACTGATAATCCCGATCGGCTCGTTTTGCCCATTTCTTCTTGAGTTCCGTAGGAAGCCTTGATGAGAGATCCTTTACAGAGGCGACATGCCTTACGCGTGGTGTCGATGTCATGACCATGTTTGCTGCTGAATGAAACAAGAAAGAATGTCAGTTGTAATGAATGTCGTTTGCTATTTCTTGTAGGAATGTTGTGATGGAAATCATTTTTTAGTGCGGATCACGATGTAATTGGTTTTTTTGGATTGGCTCATGGTGGTGAAGAGCAAACTCAGGAGGAGCAAGAGGAGCATTACAAAGATTGTGGCGTAAATATACCAATACTGGTTGTCAATAGTCAGGACCTTTATCGGGTTGTCATTCTTACCTCCATTATCGATGATATCGGGGGGTTGTGTTGTAGGTGATGACGGCGTTCCTCCACCACTCGTCAGGAAGACAATCTTCTCGATATCCACCATGTGGACCGGGCACAATGGGAAAAACGAGATAAGTAGGACGTCTTTAGGATAACGCAAAACCATATTCTTTTCAAATTGGAGGGTCATATGGTTCCTGCCAATTTCTCCGCCTGGTTGGTTGTAATAAATATCTTGGAAACCGTTCTTGGACACCTGTATCTTAGAGAACAATGTCCTTGTCTGGCACTCTGGGATATTCCACCCCATGAAATCAATCACAATTCCCTTTATTTCTAATGGTGCCTGGATGCTTGAGAAACGGAATTTCAAAACATACGGAGGGTTTTCATACTGAGGAAAATTCTTGAAATCCCTGAAATCTAAAATATTAAAACTGTCCTCGGGTGTCCATTCGGTCAAACTATTTGTTGTGTTCATTATTTTATTCTTGTGAGGATTTTTTGATTTCTTATATTTTTTCTTTGGTTGACACCTTCCCTCAATTCTTGATGGCGGTCATCACCAAGAATTTTCAGTATACGGATAAACCTGTTCGCCCTGTAGGTGTTGGCAGGGATCTCTTTCGAACCATAAGTATAAACACGAGCAAGTCCGTAGACAGCATTAGTGAAAAGATCTCGGTCAATAACGCGTGGAGTTATTACCGCATTATTTTGTGTTTTTGATTTTTTATTAAGCCAATTCCCAGTATTGTTTTTGATTGCGATGTAGGTGCGCTGGTCTTTCTGGAGAAACGGAGGAAACCTTGCCAATAGGTATTCAGCATAAACGGGATCATTTCTGCTCCAGTACAAGACTTCATTCATATACGCATTTGTGAATTTTTTATAATCCATTTATTTAAGAAGGAGAAAAATTCTTTTCGTGGAAAACCTGATCGTGGGGGTCAAAGCCGAGTCGTTTGAATTCCTCCAACAAGAATGGGCCAATCTGGTCGTGGGGGACGGTGTAGGGGACTATGACAAGTGTTATGTCGGCTTTCCCACAAAGGTCCTTCTTGATGAGGTCTCGGTATTGCTGGTTCTGGAATTTATCACGCGAATTCTTGTGCATGAATGAGTTGTAATTGTAGTGTTGAGACCCATTGTATTCAATCGCAAGTTTCAGGTCAGAATTGTAGAGGTCGAGTTCTAGGTTCTCCCCTGTGACGGGGTTCTTTAGGAAGTCTGGACGTGTCTTGTTGAATGGCATCTGGAAATAAAACTCGGCAAAAGTCTTGCAGGCGTATTCGCCCTTACTGCTACAATTAGCGGATAATTGTTGGCGTCTGTAGCGTGGGGAACGGGGACGACGCGTATCGACGGGTTTGAAGAGGGCCCATAGGATGTGTTCGTAGATTTCATTCCAGGTGACGGATGTCCCCATTTCATCGTGTTCCGAAAAGTAATTGATGAGGAATAAAATGACGAATGTAACAATGATGAGGATGAAGAGGATGTGCCATCCGTATTTATTCCAGTATTCCTTAAAATCAGAGATCAAACCCATCAAATCGTTTTTATTATATAGGATAGATAAAATTTCATATAAAGATTGTGTTATTTTATAATAAAAGACGAATGGCCAAGGCACAATACCCCATCTTTTTGGAATTCACACATCATGTCAAGGATGAGTATTGGAAGCTCTTGTATGAAGACATGGCATTTGGAAAATTTCCAAGTGGTGTTTATATCCAAAAGAATTACTTTTGTTGTTTCTGTAAAGGTAAAGAATTCAGTGTCGAATTAATATCCAAAGATTTTTCGGTCTTCACCCAGATCCACTCACTTTTATCCAACGACCTTGGCATCCGTTCTGAGAAAGAAAAGTTGTCCCTGAAAGAGAATATTATCCAATCCCAGACTGTAAAAGACCCCAAGAGGTTGATAAAGGACATTTCACTCACGTCTTTTATCATCAAGAAGGGAGAAAAATTCCGTTTGCCAGACAACATCATCCGCAAGATATTCTCGCTTTTTATTATTGGTTTCATGTTCAAGACATTAATATTGAGGGATGTCATCTTCCAAGGCAACGACATCCAGGAAATCAGGGGTTTCTCGTTCTCAGATAGGAAGGTGAGGATCAACAAGAACATCCTGGAACTAAAAAGACCACAGGGCACCGAGTGCGATTTCCAAGTCAGGAATGAAAACCACACAAATGTAATGTCTTCTCATTGGCAAAAATATACTGACAACTTGCTACTCCTTAACGCCGCAACAAACACAACCCCTTAAAGAAAGCCAATTACAATTATTGGTAAGATCTTATTTCAAATTAATTTTTTTATTTATTTAAGAAATGACACGGAAAAGCCGAAAATCAAAAGCAAAAACACATTCGCGGCAGCAATCGAGAACAGCTTCAGAACCAAAGTATTATTATTTTACGATTGACGAAGACGAAAAGAATTGGTTTAGCAGTTGGTTTACCAGCTCAAATAAATTGTATGATTCTGATCTTGAAGACAACCTTTTAAAATTAGTAGAGACTGAACGACCAAAAACTTCTTCTTATTATGTTTTTATTCGTGAAGAAAAGGATCCTTACAGTGGATGGAATATATTGTTTGTGTGTGTTGTATCATCTCTGGGTATGAATATATTCATCCTCCCTGACCACTCCGGATCTTCAGGGTTCTCAAAGACATTTTCAGAAAGTATAAATGTACATAACCCCAGATTCAGGTTGACAAGAGAAGACGCACAAAGTATCCTTGACGCAGGGCTCAATCCAGAATTGGATAATTCGCGTAAGAATTATTTCCAGCAGCTGAAGACAGATTACGAAAAACTTTCATTATCCAAAAAAAAAATCGAACAAAGTGAACGGATGCTTATGCAACAACAAACTAAAATTATCAATGCGCATGTAAACGATTTAGGAAAAAAGGTGGAAAAAGAACATTCCGACATAAAACAGCTAATTACAAGAAAAAGAAACCAACTTATCAAAAAGTTTGTTTCTAATCCTTCTTTATCGCTTATGGATCTTTCCAAGAAAAACAGACCCGTCATCCAACAACAAAGAAACAAACATCTCAAACAGCTTTTGGACAAGTATGGGGGATCCACTCAACAGGTGCCACAACAACAAGACATCTTTTATCGCCAAAAAATAATGGAACACAGGAAGAAACAAGAGCAGAAGCGTCAGGAAAAACAGCGCCAAACGATGAAACCATTCCAAAAACAAATCAATCAATACGTGAACGGCTACCGCTATGGGAATAGCATTGAGGAAGAGGACGAAAAGCTCGTTGAAAACGTTGTATGGAGAAATCTTGGCCTGACCGATCCTATTTTCGACATTCCTATTAAAAACCCAATTATTCTCCCATCCAAGGCACTTGCCGACCAAATTTCCATTCAGAATATCTTAAAATTTAAAAAAGATCCGTTTACGAACCAATTGCTTCCGCCAAACACAAAGTTCGTGGTCAATAAACAGATTTCAAAAGATATACGCTCTATCGAGGATGAAGTTCAAATTGTGATGGAGTCATCTGGATTACCATTAAAGAACAAAATATTCAAACTCATCCAACTCCGCAATAAGTGGCTTCCCATCATCGATCAAAAAAAGATGGCGTGATCTTGATTACCATTAAAGAACAAAGTATTCAAACTCATCCAACTCTGGCTTCCCATCATCGATCAAAAAAGAAAAATATAACAATTTAATTTGTTTTTAAATAATAAAAATGTATGCGACCTTAGAGACTTACGACTTACATGACCCCCAATGCCCTCAATACCACACAAAAGAAAATTATGAAGGACCCCCCGTGCGTCCGTCCCGAAAACCCAAGTTAATCGTTGTGGACACACCTCAGGACAGGCGGAAAAGACGAGGTGGAGGGGGAATCGACCATTGCAAACCTTACGACCCCCTTTTGCCTTATCGGTACATGTTTGATCCCCATTACAACAAGTATCCCTATGGTCCAGAATACAACCTGGTTGATGGGGAAGACTACGGGAAAAGGTACCTCAACGTCCCAGCCTATTCTTACCCCGACTACGATTCTACGACACGTGTGTTGTACTGTGATGCCCCACCCAAAATATGGGAATTCGGAGACCCATCTTATTAAAAAAAACAAAAATTTCATTTGTTTATAAATGAAATTTATAAAAAATATAATCACTTGAAATAAATGAATTTTATTTCGATTGGTGGTTGGTGTGGAACAAAATTATCTTTAAAGGATAATGGCTATAACGAACCTTCCTACCCATTTGATTATGTAAGATGTTCTCTGGAAGGTGTAATAGATTGTATTGAAAACGATTTTAAAAATTATTTTCCTGAAAAATTAGAAAGAATAAATGAATATATAACATGCGATCCCAAACCGTTGCGTTAGTCTTAATCATTCCTATTCTCTCCTGTCGTTTTCTATTCCG